CGCTCTGTTTCTCTGGAGTACGTTCCCGTGCCTATGTGAAGCGCTCGAAGTGTTGACAGCATGGGGATTTTCCTATAAAACCGTGGCGTTCGTGTGGATCAAGCAAAACCGCAAGAACGATAATCTTTTCACTGGCATGGGCTACTGGACAAGAGCAAACGCCGAAATCTGCATTCTTGCCACAAAGGGACATCCAAAGCGTATATCCGCAAGTGTGCATCAGGTCATAATCTCTCACATAGAGGAGCACAGTAAAAAGCCCCAGGAAGCGAGAGACCGTATTGTAAAGCTGATGGGAAATGTTCCGAAAATCGAATTGTTTGCAAGGAATACAACCCCCGGATGGGACGTCTGGGGAAACGAGGTAAACAAGTATGGCAACTAAAATATACATAGCCGGAAAAATCACCGGCGATCCCGATTATAAAGCAAAGTTTGAGGAGGCTGAAAATTTCTACAAAAAAAAGGACTTCACCGTACTCACACCCACCTGTCTGCCCATCGGTATGCAGCCATCTGATTATATGCGTATCTGCTTTGCAATGATTGATACAGCAGATGTTGTTGCTTTCCTGCCAGACTTTAAGCAGAGTGCGGGCGCAGAGGTTGAGCACGCATATTGCCGCTACATTGATAAGAACATCCGGCACTATGAGGATGACAGAAACAAAGCACAGCGCGCTGCCAAGATTTCAGCGGATCTTTTAACGTCAATGGCGGCACCGGTTATGCCGAACCCTGCCGAGGAAATTAAAAAGGCTATTGAAAAAGAACTCCACAAAGGGCTATACCCCGACTTTTTGAGGGAGGCGAAACCTTGAAGCATTACGGTGATATAACAAAGATAAACGGCAGCCTTGTTGAGCCCGTCAATGTGGTTATTGGCGGCAGCCCGTGCCAGGATCTCTCGGTCGCGGGTAAGCAGGCAGGGCTTGCCGGTGAACGGTCTGGGCTCTTTATGGAGCAAATACGGATAATAAAAGAAATGAGGAGGGCTGACCTTGAAAAAGGCAGAACAGGAAAAGACACCCGCCCAAGGTATATGGTGTGGGAAAATGTGCCCGGAGCTTTCAGCTCCAACAAAGGAGCCGATTTCAGCATCGTGCTCCAAGAAACCGCAAAGGTGGCCTGCGAACAAGCCCCCGCTGTTCCTATCCCTAAAAACGGATGGCCTCCAGCCGGATGCCTTACCGATGTGGGAGGACAATGGAGCATTGCGTGGCGAGTATTTGATGCACAGTTTTGGGGCGTGCCCCAAAGACGAAAACGCATCGCACTTGTCGCAGATTTTGGAGGCCTCACCGCACCCGAAATACTCTTTGAGCGCCAAGGCGTGCCTGGGTATATTAAACCGTGCGGAAAAGAGGGGCAAGCAGCTCCCGGAAATATTGAAACTTGCTTTAATACAGCAGGCTCAACGGGGGGCTTATTGCATACAAGGTAACTGCATCGACAGAGCCGACACCGCAGGGTGCAACGGAAAAGGATGGACCGAGGGCGTAAGCTACACCCTTAACACCATTGACCGCCCCGCCGTACTCCCTTTTGTACCAAGCCCGCCACAAGGTGATGTTGTGGTTTTTGAGCCGGGATCCTGTTCCCGTGTTGGCGGACATATCTGGCAAGACGGAAAAGCACCGGCTCTGAGAGCGCAAAGCGGCGATAATCAGCCCGCCATAGCACTTGAAAACCATCCGGCAGACAGCAGGGTTAAAATCGCCGAGGATGGTATAGTACAAACCCTCAACGCCAGAATGGGCCCCGGGGGGGGGGGAATGTTCCCCTCGTTATGTGTACGATCCCCGGTTTTGGAACATAGCAACGCCGGAGCAACCGATGTTTACCCTGCTGGCAACAAGCTACAAGGATCCGCCGGTTGTAATAATGGAGGTACAAATGTGATAATGTTTGAAAATTACCAATTTGCAAATTGGCGCCCTGGCTGTGGAACGCTTAAAGCCAGCGGCGGCGATTACGGGGGGGCTCGGAAAACTTGATCGTGTATCAATATTGGAACGGTGAACAAGTAACCGACACCCTCACAGCAAGGAACGCAGGAGGAGCGCAACGGATGCCGGACAAACAAAATTTTAATTGCGTAGTGGGTTTTCACCTGCCGCAAGATACTATAACAGACGAAAACAAAACGGCTTGCCCGTCGGCAGGCAGCTCCACCGGCGAGGCATCGCTCGGTGTATGTGAGGGACAAAGCCAAGCACAGTACATTGTGCGGAGGCTTACACCGCTTGAGTGTGAACGCCTGCAAGGCTTTCCAGACGGTTGGACGGATATAGGCGAATGGACGGACAGCAAAGGCAAAGTACATAAAGAAAGCACCGACAGCGCACGCTACAAAGCCCTCGGCAACAGTATAGCCATACCGCCCTGGACTTATGTATTACAACGGCTTTCACTATGCTGCGGTGCAAAGCCCACAATGGCAAGTTTATTTGACGGTATAGGCGGTTTTCCGTATATCTGGGAAAGCCTTAACGGCAAAGGCTCTTGTGTATGGGCAAGTGAAATTGAGGACTTTCCTATTGCAGTAACAAAATATCATTTTCCGGAGGAGGTAAACGACGATGGCTGATGCAGATAAATGCGCCGACAGGTCGAAGAATAGGGGGAGTTAAAAAATGATTATCACAACTAAAATAAAAGTTGATGTTCCGATGGGATTTTATTGTAAGAAATGTCAGAGAAAAGAGCGCGACGAGAAACATTTTATGTTTTGCACTCTTTTCAATCGTTATCTTTACATACGAAAAGGCGAGTACCTTAAATGTCGAGAGTGTGTGAATGAACTCTATGATGAAATAGACAGCAGGTAAAGGAGAAAAAATGCAATACATACCATATGCCGTTACGGCGGCAGCGATAATCGGCACAATTGGAAACAGTTATAGAAAAGTTTGGAGCTTTTACATTTGGATTTGCACAAATGCTTTTTGGTGCGTTTTCAACCTAAAGAATCACAGCTACGCACAGGCGATCTTATACGCTGTTTATTTTTTCTTGGCAATAATCGGAATCGCACAGTGGAGGAAAAAAGAAAAATGACACTTGTTGAGCTTAACAATCTTCGCTACATAGAAAAAGAAATAACATTACTTCAGCTCAGAATACGAGAGCTTGAAAATGAAACTGAGCGCATAACTCCGATTTTAACGAGTCTGCCCGGCAGCGGAGATACGAAAAGCTCAATTGTCGAACAGCTGGTCGAAGAAAAAGAAAAACTCGGAGCGGCCCTACAAACGCGGCAGGAAGAACGAAGAAAAGCCATGCGCTTTATAAACGGAATCCCCGATTGCCAGCTTCGAATAATTTTCATTTTGCGTTTTATTTCCGGAAAAAGCTGGAACGAGGTTGCAGACTATATCGGCGGCGGCAACACAGAACAAGGCGTGTGCATGCGTGCTCTTCGGTATCTTCGAAAATTTGAAAGTTGTTAAATATGTTAAACGCCTTTTTGATAATATAAAATCAGAGAGAAACCTGATTATAAAACAAAGAGGTGCGATATGGCTAAGACTGGCAGGAAATCCAAATACGACGCCGAAATTAAGCCGCATCTTGCCGAAATTGAAAAAGCGGTTAAAAACGGCGCGACAATAACAGAAATCGCAACAGCGCTGAATATTGCCGAAAGCACAATCTACAAGTACAAGAAAGAGAAAAAGGAGTTTTCGGCGATATTTGCGCGCGGGCGCGCGTCTATAATTATAGACATTCGAGGAGCTTTGTTAAAAAAAGCCCTTGGGTATGAGTACGAAGAAGAAAAAAAGGTCGGAAGGAAAGACAAAAACGGCGAAAACATAATGATTGTTGAAAAATACAAAAGGCATCAGCCGCCGAGCGAAACAGCCGCCGCAATGCTCCTTCGAAATTACGATACAAAATGGATTGACAAAGATAACGCGACGACCGAGCTAAAAAAACAAGAGTTTGAGCTGCGAAAAGCGATTTCTGAAAGTAATAATTTTGATTTAGATTGGGAGGAGAAAAATGGCTGATAACGAAAGAAATTATTATGTCTTGAGCGAAAACAACTGTAAATTTGAAAGCTTCACAAAAGAGCAAATTTTATCGGCAATTCAGCAGGCGGTTAACTCCGGGGAAATAAAGAATGTTGACACAGGATTTGTTACAAAAATTAAAGAGCAAAACAAAAACGCCGGCTTAATGTTTTGGGTCGGCACACAAGCCGAATATAATGCGCTTGAAAGCAAAAAAAACAACTGTCTTTATATAATTACCGACGACAGAAGAAACGAAAGTATAGATCTTATTTGGAATAATTTGAGGCAACTCAACGACATAGCAGACGGGGCTATGCAGTGCGTTTATGAAAATAATGGAGAAAGATTATTTGATGTTAATTTTACAGGCGATGGACAGTTTAAAGAATTCGACCTTTCTTTCGGTGATTATTCATACGACCCGGAAAGAGATGTTGTTGTAGCTTCGCTTGGTGGAGCGCAGGTAATACCATTGGCTACCCAGTGCTTTTTTGCATTAACATTGAAAGAAGTTGATTATGCGAGCGGGAAACATGGAGTTAAGCTGTGTATTTGCGTAATATCGGGGCTTGGAAATTTATCCTGCCCGTATCTCAATGTAAATTACAAACTTCTTCGCAAATCATGGGGGACATCTTAATGGCATACATCAACGGAAAAGAGATACTGTTATCAGCACAACTAACCGGGCTTGTGAACATCGACACTGAGATGTCAGAAACAAGCGAAAACCCGGTGCAGAACAAGGCTGTTAAAGCTTATGCCGACGGCTTGGCTAAGTACAGAATTATAAGCGATGTGACTATAACTGAAGATATTGACACATATACAATATCGCAAGACAGCAACGGCAATACATTTGATTTGCGTAAACTGTTTTTCTTGTTTATAGGAAAATTCGATGCTGCTTTGAACACCAAAGCTTTGTCGCTACGAACAAACGGCGGGTATCAATATTTGATGTATAAGGGTTTTACTATTGCAGCTGACAAGGAATGCGCTTTTTGGCTCGAAGCGGAAAATTTCTTGCGCACTTCAGAAAACAGCGGCATTAAGAGCACATATTCAGCTACCTTACTTCAACAATTCACAAATGGAATTGCTCAAGGCTTGAGCGGAAACAATGTTGCTGTAAATTCAGATATCTCGTTTCAAAAAAGGCACCCAAATTATCCACATCCAATGAGCGAGATTATATTCGGCGTCCACGGTGGAACTCAAAAAATGAAATCGGGAAGTCGATTTATAATTCTCGGCATTGATTATTGAGGAGGACTGAATTATGCGAATGTATGACAACGGCATATACAGAGATATGACCGAGGAAGAAGAAGCCGCTGTAATGGCGGTCACAGAGCAGGAAGAAAAAGCAAACAAGGACGGATTAACCTCTCTTGCTGAGGGATTAAGCACGGCGACATCACTCGCACAGGTGCGCTCGGCGGCTAAGTCCGTTCTTACGGATGAAAGCGAGGAAACAAATGAGTGATGCAGTAGCCGTCGCGATTATCTCGGGTGGACTTGCCCTCTTAGGAGTGATTATAACTTCTATTAGCACCTCTCGCAGAATGACCGCACAGCTTGAGCGTAATCAGGCTGTGACGGACACGAAGCTTGAAGAGCTTACACGCGAAGTAAGGCTTCATAACAACTTCGCGCAGCGTATTCCCGTAATAGAGCGCGACATTAAGATAATAAATCATCGAATAGACGATTTAGAAAAAAATCACAAAGGAGTGTAAAAAATATGAAAATCAACATCAAGCAGAGGTTCAAAAACAAGACGTTCGTGATATCGCTGATCACGCTTATATTGGCGACGATTTATCAAATCCTCGGTATGTTCGATATCGTACCTAAGGTGAGCGAGGACACATTGACAGGTGTTTTAATGCTTGTCGTCAACTTCTTGTCTGCACTCGGAATACTCGTTGACCCGACAACTGAGGGCTTGAACGATAGCGCAAGAGCTCTCACGTACGGCACGCAAGACGATGTAAGGCAGTATGAAGAGACGGGTGGATATGTAGCGGGTATGCTATTCTCCGGACGCAATAGAGTAACTCAACCGTACACTTATAACGTGAACACCAAAAAGGGACACGGCGGTATAGACATTGTCGGAGACAATGATAAAACCGTCCACGCGGTAGAGGGCGGCACAGTATCAATGGTTTCCGTCTGGGACGGCAAGACAAAAACAGGCACACAGAGCTACGGCAACCTTGTTGTTATAACCGATTCAACCGGCAAGCGGCACTTTTACGCGCACCTTGCGTCTATCTCTATGCGTAAGGGCCAGAGGGTATCTGCCGGTGATGTTGTCGGCATAATGGGAAATACCGGCAACAGCTTCGGCGCACATACTCATTATGAGGTTCGCACCGGTCAAGGCACGGTTACACGTATCAATCCTGCCGAGTTCTGCGGTGTGCAGAACGCCAAAGGTACATACGTAAACAATGTATCTGCTGCGTCACCTGCTCCGTCACACAGAGGCACCGCTTACACAATGACTTGCAAAATGTTATATGTCAGAAAAGGACCGTCAGTAAGGTATCGCCGAGTCGGTCAGTTCTCAAGAGGCGAGATATTCTATGTCGTGGCTCGTCAAGGTAACTGGTGTCAATTAGAAAGCGGCAACTGGATGTGTGCCGGTAAGTATCTTAAGAGAGTGTAATGTTTACAAGTTTATCGCAGTTTTACAACTCCGATATCTGGAAAGCAACGCGCGCAAAAATCATAGATGAGCGTAAGGACGAATACGACATTGTGCATTGTGAATACAGCGGCGTGCCGCTGATTAACGGATATGACATAATCGCGCATCACAAAGTACCGTTAACGCTTGACAATGTTAACGATTATTCCATTTCGTTAAATCCCGAAAACATAATGCTTGTCTCACATAAAGCACATAATGAAATACACAAACGCTTCGGGTATGGCTCGGGGCGCAAGGTGTATTACGTTTACGGTGCTCCGTGTTCAGGGAAAACAACATTTGTGAATAACATTAAAGGCAACAGCGATATTGTTTGCGACATTGACAGCATATGGCAGTGCTTGACGGGCGGCGAGCGATACGACAAGCCGACCGCATTAAAACAAAATGTATTCGAGGTACAGCGCACAATTTTAGATATGATTAAGAACCGCTTCGGCAATTGGGAACGCGCGTACATAATCGACGGCGGCGCGGCCAAAACTCCGCGCAACAATCGCATTAAAGATTTAGGCGCGGAGCCTATATTCATTGACACGGACAAAGAGACGTGTTTGAAGCGTTTGGCTTCTGACAAAACAAGAACGCAAACACAGCGTGAGGAGTGGCAGAGTTATATTGATAAATGGTTTATCGATTATCAAGAAGCGTAATGCTTTTTTTGATAAATAAAATCTCCTTTTCTTTTGTGCCGATAACGCGGCGGCAAATAATACCGCGTTTCCTCCCGGAGATATCCCCCGGTCACGCCGGAAATTGGGTGTCTTCCATACTGTGCGCCCCTCCTACTTTTCGCGCGGGGCAATTTTTTGGAAATCGGGAAGTTTTTGGCAAAACTTTTGAAAAAATAGGACCTTTTGAAAACTCTAAAAACAACATTAAAAAAGATTATAACTGGGGGCTGAAAAATGACTCGTCTTGAAGAATTGAAAAGTTACATTTCGGCCTTGCCGGATGACATACAAGCTATATTGACACCCGTCCTGAAAGATATAGTCTACGAAGAAGAAATGCTGAGCAAATTCCGCGGCAATCCAAAGACGAAAACAAACACGGCGATGTATAAGGCTTATAGGCAGACGAAACAGATATATCAGGCGGATTTAAAAATGATTTTGTGGCAGCTGCGGCAAAACGAAACATCGGCGGCTGATGATCTGTTATCAAGATTGGCAGAATTCGAATGACTTATCTTGAAGAATACAATTACCTGATACAAGGCAGACACGTTATTGCCGGCTATTGGATAAAAAAAGAAATTGAAAATCTTATCGAAGATTTGCAAAACCCGGCTTATATTTACGATACGGCCGAGGCACATAAAAGAATTAAATTTATGCAAACGTTATGTTTGCAAAGCAAACATCCGTATTTCGGAAAGCCTCTTGAGCTTATGCCGTGGCAGCTTGCATTTTGGGAAACGGTTTACTCTTTCAAAATGAGTGATACAAAACTACGCCGATTTGTTGAAGTGCTCCTTGAAATCGCGAGAAAAAACGGCAAAAGCACAATGTTAGCCGGTGATGGGAATACCGATTTGTTTATTGGCACCGGAGGTTCGGAAGTTTGCTGCGCGTCAAATGATGATAGGCAAGCAAAATATATATGGCGAGAAATCGCCGGAATGCGTGACCGGCTGGACCCGAAAAAGGCTATAACAAGCCGAAATTTAGTTGAAATTCGAAATGACAGAAAGAACATCATTATTTCGCGCATGTCGAGCAAAACACAAAACAAGGACGGCGGCAATTATACAAAAACGTACCTTGACGAAGCTCACGACATAGACGAAGAGAATGGGAACAGTGAAATAGCCGAGGCTTGTTGGCGCGGCATGTCAACAAAAGATGATCCGTTATTTATAACTTGCACAACGCAAGGCTTCAGCCGTGACGGTTGCTTTTTGGATAAAAAAATCGCGCACGCAAAAGCAGTTATCGAGGGCGAAAAAGAAGATATACACTTTTTGCCTTTTCTTTATGAACAAGACAATGAACAAGAAATTTGGCAAGACGAGAGCAGCTGGGAAAAGTCGAATCCGTCTTTGCGATACGGCGTTAAAAAAATGTCAAAACTCCGTCGCGATGTTGACCTTGCTCGGACTGATAAAGAAGCACGATTGCATCTGCTTTGTAAAGATTTCAACATCAAACAAAACAGTGCGCAGGCGTGGCTTCGTTCTGAAGACTTTATGTATTTGCAAGAAAAACAAAGCCTTGAAAATTTTCGCGGCTGTTTTTGTTTGGGTGCGCTTGACTGTTCGCAAACAACAGACCTTACAAATTTAAAGCTCTTATTTATGCGTCCAAACGATAACACAAAATATGTTTTTTCACATTATTGGATTCCGGAAAGCAAATTAACCGACAGCTCAGACAAGAGCGCGGGTGCTCGTTATGAAGAATGGGCGCAAGCAGGATATATAACGATAAGTAAAGGAAGCATCATCGATTTAACTGATGTAACACGCTATATCTCAGAGCTTAAAGACCTTTATAACATACGCATTTTAAAATGCGGATACGACAAAGCATACGCTCGTGAATTTGAAAAGAGCATCGACGATTTAAGCCCGACTATGCGTGAACCCATAAATCAAAAAGTAATGTCAACGCCGATGAAATGGGTTGAGCGCGATTTTGAAAATCACGTTATAAATTACGGAAACAATCCCGTCGACGCTTGGTGTTTGGGTAATGCTTGCTGCTATATCGACCGGCACGAAAATTACAGTTGTAAGAAATCACAGGCGAGCAAACGAATTGACGGAGCGGTTGTTTTTATAATTTTATATGCAACGCTTTTAAAGTTTAATTCGGAATTTCAAAACGCAATAAAATAGGGGTGATTCACACGGGATTATTTGATTTGTTTAAATCGAAAAAGAAAAAACAAAGCGGGCTGACATATGCGCCGACGATGACCGGAAATGCACCGTTTTACTCTTCTTTCGGTGAAAGCGTTTACGCTTCGGACATAATAGTTCAATCAATCCGCTGTAAAGCGAATGAGTTCAAAAAACTCGACCCGCGACATATTCGGACAACTAACGGTGAACAATCGGTAGTGAGCGATAGCAGCATCGCAAAGGTTCTGAAAAGGCCGAATGGGTACATGACCACGGCTGACTTTTTGGAAAAAATAACAATTTTGCTTGAGCTTACAAAAAACGTGTTTATTTATCCGACATATTATAAAACAAACGGCGGCGAAAAATATTACACGGGTTTTTATCCGCTGAAGCCGTCTGAAGTTCAATATATGACCGACGCAGCAGGCGATTTGTATTTGAATTTGAGATTTGCAAACGGTTATGAAATAACGCTTCCTTCAGATAGCGTTATACATTGGAGAAAAGATTACAGATCGGAAGAGCACACGT